GGGAAGAGTATTTTAGAAGTAAGAACATGCTTGTAAGTATTAACGGCAATGGTTATTTCTTTGTTACTAGCGATGATATAGAAGAAACGACTACTTATTCCTACCATATACAAAAGAAGTGTGTAAAGGTTCTTAAAGACTATGGAATGATTGAAACATTTTTAAGAGGTATTCCTGCTAAAACACATTATAGGGTAGTAGAATCTAAAGTAGAAGAGTGTTTCAAAACAAGTTCTGAAAAATTTAACAAACTAAAAGATTTAAATCAAAGTATTGAAATAATTAAAGAACCAGTTATTAAAAATTTTAAGAACTGTGATGTAAAATATTTAAGAACTATTAATAAGAATAAGAATAAAAATACAAATAAGAATAATAATAATATAGAGAGAAAAGAAAATGAAGATAAACCTTCCTCTCTCTCTCAGGTAGAAATTTATTTCGATATTAAATCTTTTGATAAGTCAGAAGCTACAAACTTTTTTGAGTACTATGAAAGTAATGGTTGGAAAGTAGGAAAGAACCCAATGAAGAAATGGAAGTACGCAGCTAATAGGTGGATAAAGAATGCACGACCTAAATATGGAAACAAAAACGAACCAGTCAGTTTAGCTAAGAAGTATTTTCCTGAGATGTTCGGAGAAAAGCCAAACGAAATAATCGCCTTAGATATGAACAAAGTATTTGAAACTAAAAACTAAATTATGGAAATCGGAAAAGAACAAACACCAGACCTATTAATCTTCTGCGGAAACATAGTAAGAAGAACATTCTTTGAACTAAGCCAAAATAAGAATGATTCAGACATCAGTATAATGGCTAATATACTAAGCAATGATTTAATAGATTCATTCAGTACGATGTCTTATGAAGATGTAGATAATGCATTTAAGGTAGGAGTTAGAACAGGCGATCAATTCGCAGTAAATCCAAAGACTTGGTTTATATGGCTTAATAATCGAAAGCAAAAGAACGGATTGAAAAACAATAAGCTGTTCCAAGAGAAACAAGCTACTCAAATCGAATACAATTCAGCTAATACAGATCGGAGTGCAGACTATAGAGATTATGTTTTAAATGTGGTGGTTGCTAAATACGAAGAGTGGCTTAATTTTGAAGAGCCAAAGAATAGGTTTAGTACACAATTCCAAATGTCTGGAGTTGAGATGCAGTTTAAATGGTTTTCAGCTAATGGATTTATAAACTTAACACCTGAAGAACGTAAATCGTTAAGGTTAAAAGTAAGAGGTTCTATTAATCACGATGTAAATTCATCTACTACCTTAAATTTTAAGATAGATAATGCTTGTAGAGAGCATCTAATTAACGAACTATACACAGAATTAAAGGAAGGTAAAGTAAATCTAAGAGAACAAGCGATTGAGATACTAAATGAATAGTGTAATTAATTAGCTTAACTCGAAAATTATAATTATATTTGTAAAAACAAAACGACTATGAAAACTACACAATCACATCATTACAAGCCTAAATTAGTAAACGATCATTTCCAGAACTATAAAGTTTATGGAATTCCAAAAGCTCAACTAGTTATAGCTGACATTCCGTACAATATAGGAATTGATGCATACGGATCAAATCCAAGTTGGTATGTAGATGGTGATCGTAAAAATGGAGAAAGCGAGAAAGCAGGAAAGGAATTTTTCGATACTGATAAAGATTTTAGAGTTTCGGAGTTCTTACACTTCTGTTCTAAGATGCTAGTAAAAGAACCAAAGACAACAGGGCAAGCTCCATGCATGATTGTTTTCTGTTCATTTGAGCAGCAATTTGAGATTATTGAAAAGGCTAAAAAGTACGGATTTAAGAAATATATTAATTTAGTATTTCGCAAAAACTTTTCTGCACAAGTACTAAAAGCTAATATGCGAGTTGTTGGTAATTGTGAATATGGCGTATTACTTTACAGGGAAAAATTACCTAAATTCAATAATAACAGAAAGATGATCTTTAATTGTTTCGATTGGACTAGAGATACAGTATCACCAAAAGTACATCCAACGCAAAAACCTGTAAAACTATTACAGCATCTTATTGAATTATTCACAGATAAGGGCGAAGTCGTAATAGATCCATGTGCGGGTAGTGGTTCGACATTATTAGCAGCAGCACAAACAGGGAGAAAAGGTTACGGCTTTGAAATAAAGAAGGACTTTTTTAAATTAGCTAATGAGAAAATGCTTTCAACTATTCAAACACAATTACTATGAAGAACCTAAAAGAACAAGCGGCACGCATTAACTCTATGCAATTGGATAAGAGTATGCAGGACGATAACCGAGCGATTACGGGCGATATAAAAGCTATTCTTATTAGTTTCTTAACTACTTATCTTATCGAACCATACGAGGCTTATTGTAAAGATAAAGAAATAACGTTGTATGGGATTAACGAAACGTATAATTGGTTAGATAAATTTGGATTTATATTTGTTTCAGAAGAAGAAAAGGAAAATGTTTGGGAAATAGTGCAGGACACAATCGAGAAAAGAAAGCAGTTTGAACATAATAAAGGAAAGGCATTCCATCCAGTTATGATGTGCCGAGAGATTTCGATACTGAATATGTTTAAGACAATGCGTGATTCTAAAGTAGATTTACGAAGTGAAATTTTAGAAACTATTGAGAATGAAAGCAGACGAAGATAATCTACAGTCAGCGGTTGTAACTTACCTAAGATTAAATTACAATGCGTTATACTGTGCATCGCTTGGAGGTGCTTATCAGAAGTATAAATCTCAAAGAATGAAGTCTAAGCGAACTGGTTATGTTTCTGGTATGCCTGATTTGTTTATCTACGAACCTAAGGGAATCTATAATGGGTTAGCTTTAGAATTAAAGACGCTAAAGGGAACTCCATATAAAAAGAACGGTCATTACAAAAAGGTGTACGATGTAGGAGGGGAAAGATATAATCAGACAGAATGGTTAGAGAACCTTAGATTACGAGGGTATCAAGCACATTATGTAGTAGGCTTCGATCACGCAAAGGAAGTGATAGATAATTATTTTAAACAATAAATCATCTACAGTACTTAGTGAAGCAGTTAGAATCAATGCGTATTAACAAAGGCTTGTAGTAACTTGATTAAACCTGAAGCCTTGAAAGACCCGAAGGTGCTGTAGATGATGTTATTAAAGTGAGTAAGCTACTTGAACGCTGCAACTAAAGTCCTAGACCCATTTTCGGATGATACACCCGTCTAGGCACTTATAAAGTGGAAGCACTTATTAAACATAGTAACTAAGTAAGGTTTAACCTTACAATTACTGTATAGAACGTAAATTCTTGTCGCAAATATAGGAGATACTTGCGACAATATTCCATATCGGAATACGGAATATAAACTAAAACAAGACTAAGAGATGAAAGCTACACTAGAATTCGACACATCAAATCCAGACGATGAGATGGCTTTAAAAAGAGCTATTAAATCTACTGATATGGCTTGTTTTATATTTGAACTTAAACATAATTTCTGGAGGAAGTACAAGCACGATGAATCTGACTTCAACGTAGAGAATTATAGAGAAGCTCTAGGTCGGTTGCTAGAAGAGCATAATATTAACGTGGAAGATTTACTTGAGTAACTAAAAACTAAACGAAATGGCAGACATTAGTAAATGTACGGGGATAGGTTGTACAATGAAAGAAACGTGCTACCGATTTAAAGCGAAAGCAGACGAATGTTACCAAGCATATTTCTCAGAACCTCCACACGATGGAATAGACGAACACGGTAACTCTAATTGCGAGTACTATTGGTTACGAGATAAGATTCAGAACAGAGTTAAAATTAATATCAATCTAAAAAAGTAAAATGAAAGACGAAAAAAAGAAGCCAACAGAAGTAGCCGAAGCAATGTTTGAGAATTGGCTGAACGATTTAGAAGATAAAGAACAACCCGAAGCGTGTTCGATTGATGATGAAGATTGTGAAAATTGTGGATCATGAAAGAACTACTAGAAGAAATTACAGGAGCATTAGCCGATGGCGTAAAGTCAAGGGAGGCACTACTAAAACTAATCAAGTTCGATTCCAATAGGTTGGATTCGTTAGAAGGTAGGATTGACATTCTTATGCGTGAACGTGGTTCGATAGAAGATAAGGTTTGCAATAAGATACAAGCACGAGCTGCATTAGGATTGAATAAATATGGCACGACCATGGAACGTACTGACCTATCAATTGAGGAATGGATAACACATGCCCAAGAAGAATCTTTAGACCTGTCAATATACCTTGAAAAAATAAAGAGCTACTTTAATTGTAATGAGGAATAAAAATGTATATTAGCAGGGTATTTCATACATAGTTGTTTTGGTGGGGATGTGGTGTGAAAGCTGCATCCCCATTTTTACGACTATACAAAAACAAAAACTATGAGAGGAATTGTAAACCATTCGATATTAAAAGGAATTAAAAAAGGCAAGAAGATGCACGTGATCCGTAGATACTTAGCTATTTGCTACGGAATTAAGGTCGGGCATAAAGTAATGCTTACAAGATATGGCAACATTAAGCGAAGATTTAGCAGCGTATTATAGTGAACTGTATAAGATAGCCTTAAAGATTACTAAGACTACAGCAGATGCAAAGGATTTAACTCAGGATATATATATTATCCTGCTTGAGTACGACCAAAGTAAACTACGCACTATACTTGACAATGGGCATTTAGGGTTTTGGGTTACTAGAGTGATGTGTAACCAGTACCTTAACGCAAATTCAAAGTTTAAACGTAAGTACTACGGTAAACTTAGGGCGGATAAAGATAATGACCAACACTTAGTTAATCTAGTAGATGAAGATTACGAAGATGACACTAGGGTTGATCTAATTAACGAGGCTATGAATGATTTGCACTTCTACGATAGGTCTTTATTTAAAGTATATACAGAAACAGACCATACAATTAGAAGCCTTGCAGAAGCTACAGGAATAAGTACTACAAGTATCTTTTTAACTTTGAAAAAGGTCAGAAATAAGATTAAAGATGAAGTTAAAAACAAGTACTAGAACCTATCAAGAGAGAATGAGTATCTGTAATGGATGCCCTCACTTCAGGAAATCGCTTAGTCAATGCAAAAAGTGTGGTTGCTTCATGAAGGTAAAAGCACAGATAGCATTCACTAGATGTCCTGTAGGTAATTGGGAAAGGGAGAACGACCTAACCAAAGACCAACTTAGTATATTGAAACGATTGCTAAATCAAATCGGTTCAGATAAGATAAACCATACCGACAACATAGGGGTTACCAATCTATACAATGAAATCTTTGGAATGAATAAGAAGGTTTCTAAATGTGGCACTTGTGTTGCTCAAATAGTAAGAGAATTAAAAGATGTATTGAGTAGTTATGAAGATAGAAAATAGAAGAATAAGCGAGTTAAAGTTTGCAGAGTATAATCCACGAACGATTAACAAGAAGCAATTTAAGGATTTAAAAGCAAGTTTAAAGAAGTATAGTTTAATTGATCCAATCATTATAAACTCTTCTAAGGATAGAGAGAACATTATCATAGGAGGACATCAACGCTCACGTGCTTGGCTTGAATTAGGAAACGATACAATATTATGCGTAGTTCTGGACTTATCTTTAGCAGATGAGATGGAGCTTAATTTACGCTTGAATAAAAACGGTGGTAAATTTGACGATGATTTACTCTTGAACTATTTCGATGAAGAACTATTATTTGAAGTAGGGTTTACAGTAAACGATTTAAACATTAACCTCGACAAGTACGAAGACAATACTTTAGCAGAAGAAACTAAAGATGTTTGTGAGTGCTGTGGAGAAAAGATTTAATTATGACACGAAGAGAAAAACTTGAATTAGCTTATAAGGTAGCCGAACGCTTAAAGTTACTACCTATATTAGATGAAGAAATAGACGCTGTATTTTGTAGCTTACAATTAGTAAGAGAAGAAGATCTAAATAACTAACTATGACAACACCAATAATAATATTTTTTACAGTAGTATTCACTTCGATATTGGTTGAGAAGTATATCAGACAGAATCCATGAGAAAGCTATACAAAGGGGATTGCTTAGAGGTGATGAAGGGTATTCCTTCAGGTAGTGTAGATGCAATAATTACGGATCCACCATACGGAACAACTGCATGTAAGTGGGATAGTGTTATAGACTTTGAGTTAATGTGGGAACAACTGAATAGAATCATTAAACCTAATGGTGCTATTGTATTATTTGGTAGCGAGCCGTTTAGCTCAGCTTTAAGAATGAGTAATATTAAAAATTACAAATACGATTGGATTTGGGATAAAGTTAGTGTATCTAATCCACAATTAAGTAAATACCAACCATTAAAAGGTTTTGAATTAATACATATATTTTCATCTAAAGGTAAGGCATTATATTACCCTCAAGGATTGGTTAAAATAGAAAAAACTTATACTAGAAAAAATAAAACAAACGAAGCTGAGGGTTTAAAACACAATTCAAGGAATGAATACACTTCTAAGTTTACTAATTACCCTAGGATGTTATCTTTAAAATTCCCTAGACCCTACAACAATACAACAGTACACCCAACACAAAAACCAATACCATTAATGGAGTATCTTATTAAGACTTATACTAATGAAAATGAAACGGTTTTAGATTTTACTATGGGTTCAGGTAGTACTGGAGTAGCTGCAAAGAATACTAACAGAAGCTTTATAGGAATAGAACAAGACGAGAAGTATTTCAACATCGCAAAGGATAGGATTAATGCGTAAGCACACCAAAATATACCTAGAGTTCTTCAACTTTGATGAGTTGGATTATATCCCTTGCGAGGTATGTCATTCACCTGCTCAAGACATTCATCACATCGAAGCTCGTGGCATGGGAGGTTCTAAAGTAAAGGATTACATCGGTAACCTACAAGCGGTGTGTAGGGCTTGCCACATCAAGTACGGAGATAAGAAACAGTATAAAGAAATGCTAGTAGAAATACATTTAAACTATATGGATAAATATGGAAAACAAGACTAGAATGCTGCAAGAAAAGTTAGAAAATCAATTACGAAACACAGTTAGGGAAACATCAAGAGAACCTAATTTGATTGTTATGCATCCATTAACTTGGACTTACCTTATACATGAAGTTACTTTACACATGAGGTTAGGTGTATATATGCAAGACTCAAGCCTTATGTATAGAGGAATTAAAGTTCGTAGGAGTTTAGATATGAATGAGGGCGAATTTGAAATGTAGAAATACATATTAATTATATGGAAAAGTATGGAAAACTACAACAAGATGGAAGAATCTAAAGAACAAATCGGAACTAAAAACGCTAAGTTACGGATGCTTAGTGCGTTAGAGAAAACGCTAGGAATAGTTACAGGAGCATTGAAGATCGCAGAGGTCGGACGAACTACTTATTACGAGTGGATGAAGCACGATGAAGTGTTCAATGCTAAGGTGCAAGCAATGGATAACCTAGTATTAGACTTCGCAGAGAGCAGCTTAATGAAGCAGATAAAAGAGGGTAATCATTCAAGCACTCAATTCCTTTTAAAGAATAAAGGGAAAATTAGAGGGTACGGTGATAAGTTAGATATTACCAGTAATGATGAAACGATTAAAATACACATAGATCTTGGAGATAAGTCCTGAATTCACGAGTAAGCAGAAGGATTGTTTAAGATACCTCTTCGATGATTCCACTAATGAAGTTCTATTTGGTGGTGCTGCTGGAGGTGGGAAGTCTTGGGTTGGTTCTGCTTGGCTTGTTACAATGTGTTTGCGATACCCTAAGACACGTTACTTGATGGGGAGGTCTAAGTTAGACGCATTAAAGAAGACCACGTTAAACACGTTCTTTGAGGTGTGTGGTGCTTGGGGTTTAAAGAGTGGAGAACATTATACTTTCAACGGTTCAAGTAACATAGTTACATTTAAGAACGGTTCAGAGATAATACTTAAAGATTTATTCTTATACCCATCAGATAGAAACTTCGATAGTCTTGGTTCGTTAGAGATTACAGGAGCATTCATTGATGAGGTTAATCAAGTAACATACAAGGCAGTAAATGTAGTTCAGTCTAGAATCAGATACAAGCTAGATGATTACGGAATCATTCCAAAACTTCTAATGACTTGCAACCCTGCTAAGAATTGGGTTTATACAGAGTACTACAAACCTGCTCAATTAGGTACATTAAAAGACTACCGTAGATTTATCCCTTCATTAGTAACAGACAATAAATTTATATCAAAGCATTATGAGAAGCAGCTATCGAAGCTTGATGAAGTTTCTAAGCAACGTTTACTATTTGGGAACTGGGAATACGATGCCTCAAGTGATTCACTTATTAACTACGATAGTATCTTAAACCTATTCGATAACAAAGGAGCAGAAGGCGAGAAGTATATCAGTTGTGATGTTGCTCGTATGGGAGAGGATAAATCTGTCGTGATGTTATTCGAAGGGCTGCACGTGGTAATGATTAAGACCTTTGATAAGAATACTATCACCGAATTAGCAGACTACATTAGAGAGCTGCAAAAGAATCACCAGGTTAAGTTAAGTAATATCATTGTAGATAGCGATGGTGTCGGTGGAGGGCTTCAAGATGTACTCAGATGTAAGGGATTCATTAACAATTCTACACCAATTAAGAAGGAGAATTTTCAGAACCTTAAAACACAATGTTATTACAAATTAGCAGACCTAATTAATAAAGGTCAGATAGGAATTAGTATTAACGATGCTGACAAACGTAAACTAATCACAGAGGAGTTAGAGCAAGTACGATCCAAAGATATAGACAAGGACGGAAAATTAAAGATAGTTCCTAAGGACGTGGTTAAATCTGTGATAGGTCGCTCTCCCGATTACTCAGATGCTTTAGCAATGCGAATGTTCTACGAGTTAAGACCGAAAATAGGAAGGTACACAGTTAGGTAATTATACAAAACAAACAATTTAAGATTATTAAGTAGATGAAGCTAAACATTCCAACAGATTTAAGCGAAATTACATTAGGGCAGCTACAATCTCTGACTAAATTAGAGGCTAGTGAACTAACAGAACTTGAGCTACA